ATACGCTGAATCACTAGTCAGAATGCGGCCAGGAACACATTGCAGCCCAGTTTTCTCAGAAACAAATTCTGGCGCTTTATCATTGAAAGGTTTTACTAAATGAATTTAGATAGATTATCCACCCACTTGCATGAAACTGCAGTAGAGAAAGGATTCTGGGACCCGCTAGGATCGATTGACGACAAGTTTATATTTTTTGCAAAGCAGATTGCCATGATCCACTCTGAGGCTACTGAGGTGTTAGAGGCTTTAAGAAAATCAAAGGGCCATGATCAAGTGGTAGAAGAACTTGCAGATATTATTATCCGCGTATGTGATCTATATGAAGGTTTGCGAGAAAGCGGTGAAGTTATTTATTCACTAGAAAAGACTGTCAGAAGCAAGGCTAAAATTAATAAGGGTCGTCCAAGACTGCACGGCGTTCGTGGATGATATAATGAATGCATACTTTCTTCATGGAGCGGATAATGAAAAGTTATTAGTTATTCGTGGTCACGATGAGGAACTAATGCAAAAAATAATTGATACGTTAAGTCGTTCTAGAAACGATAGAATTAAAGAGATCGCTGAAGTATTGGAGAGTCATTTTAATGAGCGATATGATGATGGAAGAAGTATTGTCAAGGCTAGATCCAAAAATAAGAAAGATGGTCGGCAGCGCCGCTAATGTAGAAATACAGAAACAGAAGACCCCAAGTTTATCGCTCAATGTTGCTCTAAAGGGTGGCCTAGCATATGGTCGTCAAGTACTTATATGGGGTAATAAAAGTGCAGGCAAATCTTCATTTTGCCTTCAACTAATAGCGGAGGCACAAAAGGAGGGGAAATTATGCGCGTGGATAGATTCAGAGCAATCATATTCTCCAGAATGGGCAGAAAAACTAGGGGTAGACTCACGATCCTTGATCTACTCGTCAGCAAAAACAATCAATGACATGGTGGATATCGGCACGCAGTTGATTCATTCCGGTGTTGATCTACTAGTAGTAGACTCAATATCTGCCTTGCTTCCCGCAATCTACTTTGAAAAAGATGGCTCAGAGTTAAAGCAACTACAAGACACTAAGCAGATTGGCGCAGAAGCAAAAGACATGACACATGCAGTCAAAATGCTTAACTATGTTAATGATAAAACATTGCTCATACTTATCTCACAGCAGCGCAATCAGTTTGGCTCTATGCACGCTAGCCATATTCCTACTGGTGGAATGGCTGTAAAATTCTTTTCTAGTACCATTATTAAACTATGGTCTAGTGAAGCAGAAGCGTCATCTATTAAAGATAAGATCGCAGTTGGGGATAAACTTATTGAGCAGAAGGTAGGTAGGCCAGTAAACTGGACAATTGACTATAATAAAACGGGGCCACAGTTTATCACAGGGTCTTACGATTTTTATTTCCAGGGAAGCCATGTCGGTGTTGATTGGATCGCAGACCTTGTTGATACCGCAGAAATGCTTGGAGTCATTGAGCGTGGCGGAGCCTGGTATACCGTGTTGGAAGAAAGAATCCAGGGCCGTGCCAATGTTATTGCAAGGGTAAGAGAAGACCTTGATATGCAAGAAGAATTAAGCCGTTTGGTATATGAGAAGATATGATAGATCCAAAACAATTTATCAGAAACTCAGAAGATTCTAGGTCATTAAAAGATATCGATGGATCATTTACTTGTTCAGAGCCAGGGTGCTTTGAAACAGTAACATCAGGAAAGTACGACTCTCAGAATAAAAAAGTATTTTGGAAGTGCCCGAACAACCATATGAACAGCGCAAGGCTGTCATATGAGTGAGAGATCAGAACTTAAAAGAATGGGTGCTAAGGCTCATAAAAATAGTGGTCGCGGGAAATATCAAAAGGCAGATGGAAACACGGAAAGATTTATTGTAGACGTAAAAGAATATTCAAAGTCTATATCTATCAATGAAGATATTTGGGCTAAGATCGTTACCGATTGCCTAAAAACAGATAACACAAAAAACCCTTTACTCATGCTAGTTTTAGGATCTGGAAATCGTAAGACTAGGCTGGCAGTAATAGAGTGGGGAATACTGGAAGAACTATTGGAGGAGTTAGATGGACAACACAATCGACTTGATTAATCAGGTGTCAGAGTTCGCTGACATTCATGATTTTGTCAGAGATGACGGTCTTGATGAAGCAATGGCGGCTATTGTAAAAATTATTTCTAAGCCAGACATACCTCCAACCCAGGCACTAACTCTTATTGCTAAACTGCAGGCTCTATCAGCAAAGTTTGGAATTCTAGCAGCCTGGTATTCTACAGCCGCAAAAGGTCCAACAGGTTCTCCAAATAATATTAAGAAGAATGTTTACTACTCAACAAAGGACTCGCTTGATAAACTTGTAGACTCTCTTAAGTATATAGTAAGGTATAATTTAGGTTAATTATGGCTAAGAATCTAATAGCGTCATTGTTAACGCAACCCAGGGATACAAAGTTAAACTCTAAAAAGTTTATTAAGATGATAAATTCAGCATATCAAAAAAATAATAAGGATAAAGAGTTTAAGAAAAAAGTTAGTTTCGCTCCTAGTACAGTAGGCTATGGTCACGGGACATGCGCTAGATACTGGTGGATAGCATTTAATGGTGCAGAGTTTACAGAGAATATTCCAGCAGCCAATATAGCGTCTATGAATTCAGGGACAGCGGCTCATGAAAGAATAGAAAAATTAATAGAAGAAACTGGACTACTAAAACAAAATGAGCGAGAAATAAAAAACGTTAGTCCACCCGTTCGTGGATTTGCTGACCTAGTTTTGGAGATTGACGATGAAGAAATTATCGGTGAAATCAAAACCATTAAAGACCAATACTTTATTCAGAGAAAGGGCGAGGGAGTTCCTTCTCCAAGTCATCTTCTTCAATTATTAATATACATGAAAATTGAAGGAGCAGAGGAAGGCTTTGTCCTTTACGAAAATAAGAATGATAATGAACTTTTATGCATCCCAATAAAGATGACTGAAAAAAATAGTGAGTACATTGAGTACGTTTTTGACTGGATGAAAAAAGTTTATGGAATGTATGAGAATAATACTCCTCCAAAAAGAGGGTATACAAAATCTACCTGGACATGTAAAGGTTGCCCCGTATCAGAAGCCTGCCTAGAAAGAGAAGAAGGCGTGGAGAAAGTTCCTAATCTAAAAGTCGGTGTTGAGTGAAAAATTGTATCAACTGCGGTAACCCATTTGAGTCTAATAAAAAGAACCAAAAGTACTGTACTCCTAGTTGCTGTAGACTTGCAACAAATAAAAAGATTATGGAAAAGTACTACGAAAATAAAAAGAGGCTGGGCGGAGAAAAAAGATACTGCTACTGCGGACAACTGCTGAGTAGATATAATGAAAATTTAATTTGCTACCAATGTGAAAAATCTGAGAAAGATAATAGTAGAGAGAATATATTAGAGGTAATTGCCAATGTCGTTAAAAAAACTAATAAAGCAAAACGCTAAAACTGTAATGGGTGTAGATTCATCCACTAACTCTTTTGCCTTTTCTATAGTGGGAGAAGAGCCAATAAAGTGGGGGAAGATAGTTTTTAATGGCAACAATATATATGAAAAGGTAATTGACTGTAGAAATAAAATACAGTTTATAAAAAAAGAAGTTAACCCAGACTACATATGTATTGAGTCCGCAATTATGGTTAAGTCTCAGGCAGTAGCCATCCACATGGCTATGATGGTTGGGGTTTTAGTTTCAGAGTTAGCCGATGAGCCTGGTAGAATTATTACAGTACCTCCATCTTCATGGCAAAACTACATTGGAAATAAAAATTTAACAAAGCAGGAGAAGGCAGAAATTAAACTACAGCATCCAGATAGAACAGACACATGGTACAGAAACTACGCAAGAAATTTAAGAAAACAAAGAACTTTAGATTATTTTAATAACAAGTTTGGAATAGAAGTAGACGACCATGATGTTGGGGATTCATTCGGCTTGGCATATTACGCATACATGAACTTGGTGAATCGTGGCTAAATTATATGAAAGTAAAGCGTATCTGACAAAAAGATATGTCGTAGAAAAAAAAGGCTTAGAGGAAATAGCAAAAGAATGTAATGTAAGTCATCAAACTATTTACAGATATTTGGTAAAATTCGGGTTAATAAGAGATCAAAGAAAGTTTGGTAAGCGATGATAGAAAAAGACTTAGATGAAATGTTTAGGACAACAAATCCAGATGCTCAATTCCATCCAGTAAATAAAACAGAGATGGCTATTCTAGATGAATGCAATAGACTCTCTAATATGTTGATTGAAAAAAATAGAGCATATGGAAACTCAGCACTTGACCCAGTAAGAATTTTTTCACAGGCAGATAATGCAGAGCAATTAAAAGTAAGAATTGATGATAAATTAAGTAGATTCGCTCGCGGTAGAGAATATCAAGGAGATAATGATCTTGACGACCTAATGGGCTATCTGGTATTATTGAGTATAGCAAAGAAGGAGACATGGAAGTAATGCCTCTATATACATTTACATGCATAGAGTGTGAGTCGTCTACTGAACTCATGCTAAAGATTGATGAAAGGGACAGCGCCATCTGTCCAGGCTGTGGAATTAGGATGATCAGGAACATAGATAGTCCAGGAATGGTTTGGGCACCAACTCGCGGTGGTAGCGGATTCGCTACCTGATGATAGGAGAGTCATGGCTAGAAAAAACAATTCCAATCCAGAAGATCGACCTAAGTATCTAGTAAACCCAGATATCTCAGTATTCTATGAACTTAAGTTTGGCAAAGAAGTTATCAAGCCAGGGGATATGCTTAAGTTTAAAGATATTCGTGGTACATTTAGGTTCATACAATTGGCGCATAATATTAAAAAAGATGTTACCTGGATAGATTGTTTTTCTCCTGCTACTGGGGAATATCGTTCCTTCTATGTTGATAAACTAAAAGGAATTGTTCGCGCTAAAAAGAGCATAAGAAAGAAGATGGATGTCTGAATTAGAACTTGCGGATCGCTGGGAACGAATCAATAAAGTTGTTGACCTATTCTTAAAAGGAACAACTAATCCTAACCAGATAGCAAGAGTAACAGGTTTTAAAAGAACAGATGTTCAGGACTATTTAAATGAATGGCGTTCAGTTATTCAGAGTGATAGGCAGATCCAGATGCGTGCTAGAGAGGCTTTGGCTGGTGCGGATAAGCATTACTCTATGCTTATAGAGGAAGGCTGGGATGTTATTAGTCAATCTGGGACTCAAGGAGATCTTTCTAAAAAGACTGCTGGGATTAAACTAGTAGCAGACATACAGCAAAAACAAATAGATATGCTTCAGAAGGCTGGCCTCATTGAAGATAGTGAGGTTGCAGAACAGATAATAGAAACCGAACGTAAGCAGGAGATTCTTGTAAAAATTCTAAAAGAAGTGGTGTCAGATTGCAGCCATTGTAAGAAGGAAGTGTTTACTAGGCTGGAACAGGTTACTGGAAAGGCAGAAGGCTTCTGATGTTCGATGATTTTTTGTCGGCATTGGAGGACGATGAGTTTGAAGAGTACCCCGTATCCATTGAAGAGTTTGTTACAAGTGAACAATATCTAAAACTTCCACCACTTTCATCATATCAGTATCAGTCTATTAGAGCCATGACTCAAATTTATAAGAAAGAAACTTTAGTAAAAATTCTTGGAGAAGAAGAGGGTAATAAAAGATACCGTCAAACCTGCAATGAAGTTATTTTACAACTTGGAAAAGGTAGTGGCAAAGACTATCTATCTACTATCTCCGTGACGTATCTTGTATATTTATTGCTTTGCCTAAAAGATCCCGCAAAGTATTTTGGTAAGCCCCCAGGAGACTCTATTGACATTATCAATATCGCCATTAACTCTGAGCAGGCAAAAAATGTATTCTTCAAAGGGTTTCGTAAAAGAATTGAAGACTCTCCATGGTTCGTAGGAAAATATAACATTACAGCACAGAGTGTTTCGTTTGACAAATCAATTACATGCCACTCTGGTCAC